TAACGTGCCTCTTAAAGAGTATTGGTGAATCGTTAGTCTAGCATAAATTTACGTTTTGGTTTTTTTCTTCTTTTTCTTAGGTCGTCCTACTTTGCTACCGTATGTACCTTTACCTGCTGGCATTATAATTCCTCTTCAAATACTGGTCTAAATTGATGTCCGCAGTTATAACCACCGCGAACGATGAAAGGGTCACCAGCGGCTTTACCAGCCCAACTGCCTGACCACAAATCTTGAATTTCTTCATCAGTAAATGTTTCGCCTTCATGCTCTCGACAAAAAGGTCTAGAAGTTGCGATTATACGCCCAACATACTTCCACTTAGTTGCGCCAGATTCTTTACCTATTGCAGTGTTAACCGATGCATCGAACTGCATAAGGCTGTCATGTACCTGTTGTTTTGCATATTGAGAAAGCCTGCCGCCTGCTACCTCTTTTATCACCTGAACACTTGCAGCAAAACTAGCGCCTGTTAGCGTGTTCCTGTATACCTCTCGGCTAATAGCGTCAAGATACTCTGCGCCTATATCTTGGAAACCTTGAAACTGCAATGACTGCAACTGGCTAATTATGCGTGGATCAAGTTGCGTAAAGGTGCCGTATGTTCCCAGCATTTCATAGGTGCTGGCAGCAACAGCCGTATACTCTCTGATTATTCTGTCTACCTCAGCAAGATACTCTTCCTCAACTATCTGGCGTATCTCAGCCCTTGCTTGAATAGCCCACTCTAAGTCGAATAGGTTTCCATCCTGCAAAGGTGCAGTAGCAAGCAAATCAGCAATGCGTTGCTCTAGCGTTACCAGTGCTGCGGCCAACTGCCTTTGATGGGCATCCGCTATCTGGTTAAGCTCTTCAACGTGATCAACGTCTGCTGGCATTAGATTTCTTCAGGAACCTGCTCAGTAAACTGGCCTAGCACCTGAGTGCCAGATTCAATCTCTGCATGGGCTTTAGCCAACTGCTCGTCATCAAGGATTAGGTCACTGATCTTCTTGTCGATCTCCATAGCAAGGGTTGCAGACTTAACGCCTGTGGCTCTCATCTGCTGTAGGAACATCAACTCCTTATCGTAGTCGCGTAGGTCAAACGCGTCTGGGTAGAACACCTCCACATCGGGGGTGACATCCTGCCAATCACAGAACAATACCCAAAGCTGCTCTTCAGCTAACTCTAGAAGGTCTGCTTTCTCTGATAGTTTGGCATTAAGCATCTGGAACTCTGTCTGCATCGCAACGCCACTCATCGTCATGGCTTCTGTGCCGCGTACTGCACCCATGTGACTCATACGGTTGATTGACTGCACCTTATCATCTATAGATGCACGAACAGCATCTAGGTTCTGACCGCTAGGCTGCATCTGGTAAGGCTTTAACTGTGCGTCCATATCGTCAGGCATATTAATAATCGCACCAGCACCTGCACTAGCATCGGTGCCAAATGACTTAACCAGTGTCGGGTGATTAGAGATACGGATAAGCTGCTCGATCTCAGACAGTTCCTGATAGATAGCTCTTTGCATATAGGACGCGTCTGCTATGTCACTTATCCCTATGCCTCTGGTTATTGATCTTTGTGCAGGCAGGAATACCGCAGGGATACGACCCAGCACATTGTCATTCACCTCAATCATCTTGTCTAGGTCATTGAGAGAGTGCCACTGCTCTACGCGGTCTTTGTACCAGACGCGGTAATAGGTCTCTGTAGTGGTCTCGTCAACACGGATAACGCTCTCTCTTACCTTCAGGTAATCAAGCTCAAAGCGACCGCTTGCGGTGCGAACGTAGTTCCAGTCTAATACATTCTCAGGAGTAAACATTGTCACATAGGGGCGGATGTCTTGAGCTAACTCTTCTGCCTTAGTTCCAGCGTTAGACTTTGGCTTATCCATCATTAGCCATACATGACCATAGACACTAGACCAAATCTGAGCTTCACGCATAAACGCATTAAAGCTGCGGCCATCGAGATCAGCATCGTTTAAGAAAGGCTCAAGGGCTACGTTATTGGCTGCGCTGTTGTATGCCCTCGTAGGCGGTACGCGCCAAAGAAAGCTGCTGTAGATGTGGACTATGTTTTTGCAGTGATTATCTAATGGTGTTAGATCGAGCCTACGGTCGTAGTCGTCACTGGTTTCGGATATGTAGCGCGTCAGGTATGCGCCATTAAAGTAATCTTCTCCACCCATGTAGCTACGGACATAAAACTCCCAGCGGCTTTCGTACTTATCATAATCAGGGTGCGTTGTATCTGCGTTCAATCTCATCAAGTCCACCTTTGTGGTTGTGGCGTAGCGTATTCTGTGCGAACTGGGAACAGGTATTCGACCAAGTAGCCTAAGGCATCGTTCATGTGATCATAGCCGTCGTCTTTATTTGGAACGCTTGTTCCTTCTTTGTATGTCTGTCGCTCCAAGCTCTTAATGGTCTGCTTGCATTTTGGGCTGACAAACAAATGCCGTCCACCATCACTCGACAGTAAACGACTATTCACAGCGTTGATACGATCCCTGACCAATGCATGTGAGTTCTTCGCCTTAACGCTAAATCCTGCGTTTTGTAAGATCGACAAATCTGTGCGACCACCAGCAGAGGTTTTCCGCTGTCTTGATGCTGGGTCTGGATAGACAATTATATTGCGCCTAGGGTAGCGGCTTATTATCTCCGCAACCATCTCGTCAGTGTTAGACCCGTACATGACTATCTCGTCAACTGCAATCAGCGTCCCGCCTTTACGAATACAGATAACGGCAGACATGGGGTCTAAATTGAAGTCCATCCCAATGTGGAGTGTACCACTATCGTCATCAATCGCCAACACAGACTCTTCGCGGTTAAACCCGTAATAGATCAGGCCAGCATAGGTCACGAAGGCTGCCTCATACTCTTGCTTGAATGTCCTTTCATCTAGGTCATGTCTGGCTGCTTCGATCTCTGCCTGCGGTACGTTGCCACCCTCTAGGGTTGTATATTGGAAAGACTCCCAGTCATCGGAGTTATAACCCTGCGCCCATAGATCGTAGAAGTGATTGCGCCCCTTAGGCGTACCGATAAACATAGCACCCCCCTCCCGATCAGATAAGGAAGCCCTGCATACCTCGTACCAAGTTTCTGGGCGCATATCGGCAAACTCGTCGAGCACAATATAGTCTAAAGCTCGCCCTCTCAAGTTGTTTGGTTTCTCTGCTCCCTTCAGCGCGATATATGAACCGTTGATCAACTTGATGGTCAGGGAGGTTTCGTTAGTCTTGGCGATATACTCTTGAGGGATAGTACTGATCAGCATGTTCCAGCATATCTCTTTTGCAGCCCCGTAGGTGGGAGCGCAATACCAGACGTTTTTGTTTTCGCCAGAGATAGCCGCCCTTAGTAGAGCAGCAGTAGCTAGAAAGGTCTTGCCGAATCGCCTACCAGCAACGACAGACACAAACCTAGCCTCGGATAAGAATATCTCACTCTGCGGCAGAGTTAATTGCACGAGGGTCTACTGTAATATTGATTTGAGGAATTTCCTGCACTGGCTCGACGTACTGATCACCCCAGCTTTCTCTGTCTCTATTCTTGAGGTAGAAAATGATGCAGGTATTATCTCCATCGACTGCCTTTTCAAACAGCTTATTAGCAACCTGACTTATGCCTTCAGCCCTTCCCTTTTTTATAGCCTCAGCAAACTCAGGATATTCGTTCTGTCGCTCGTATACGGTCGTATGGCTTACACCTAAGCAATGGGCTATCTGCATAACAGTTAAGCCCTTAGAAGCCATTTCCTGCGCTTTACGGCATACAAGCTCGTCGGGTATCCACTTAGGTCGCCCTGCGCTCATTGCTCAGTCCCGAATATATCTTCTGCCATTGCTGCAAACTCTCTGTAGCCCTCATAGGGTTCAATAGCTGATAGCTCATCTACCATGTTAGCAACGCCATCCTGCCAGTCGATAAGCTCTTCTCTGATCTTATGCCTTTGGACATCTGTAGTCATCAACGATTCAATAATCGCATCGAAGCGGATTATCTCGTCATTCAATTCCCAGTCAAAGCAATCTTCAAGTGATTTAGTAAGGTTTAATTGATCCATGTGACACCCCTAATGTCAGTGAACTAGCGGCATTGTGCATGGTTTTTACTATAATGTAAACTAGCTAAGGTCGTCGGCAGCGACTGCGCCAAGCGAAAGAATTACAAAAACTATCATGTAAATTATCACTGTTTGCCCCCTTGTTCGTAAGTTAGGGCGGCATTGTATAGAAGGTTATGTAATACCTGAAATGCATTCTACTGATTCCATAAATACCAAAAATGCATACTGCAATATAGATTGTAGTGCATAAAAAAACCCCCCAGCCAAGTAAAAATCGGTCTGAGGGGTTGAGGGTTAGGCTCGCAACGACATGGAACGCGCCTAGAAAGTAGTAGCCCGTTTCAGCTCCCCAGTGGGCTATTCTGGGTCAAAAGGTTAAGGAGACCTTGGCCTGATCTGTCTTGCCACAGTAGATCACACTGATCGGAAGGGATTATGAAACCCTCGGCTAGTAAATTATAACCTGATAAATAACAAACGCAGCTAAAAAAGCGGTCATTACTGCAAAATGTAATCTATAAACTACCACCGGCTCAGTGATCCACTCTCTGAACCTGCTGGCCCTAGCTTCAATATACGATTGCCTGATAGCTTTGTCGGCATACTTGTTAGCCTCATTGATTAGCGTTTTAACGTCCATCAGTGGCTCCCCATGAGTAATCTGTCTAAGCGGTTAAGGTCTTGGAAAGAATCCATTACTGCCCCCTCTCATAGCCAGCGAACGGCTCTGGCTTGATGTTAAAAACCTCGTTGTAAACTTCGGCAACAACATCGTTTAAATGAAGCTCTAGATACAAGTAAATGTCATTACGAATTATTTCCGAAAGGTTTTGGCCAAGTGACCTGTTGTACAGCTCATCAAGAAAACCAAAGCGGCAAGCTGTGGCAGGCGGTAATACATCATCCCACCAAGAATGGAAATTAAGCAAAAAGTTGTAGCAAAGTTCATCTTTATGCTCGTCTGACAGCACAATTACGTTGCCTTCAAAATGGCGGTAATCTTTCACGATTCTTGGCAGGTTGTCTTCAAGCCAGATTTTAAAGCCAATCTCTGAGCTACTCATTAGCAGACCCCCAGATTAATGCAGTCGCTGTATTCCATATTACCGACAATACTCAAAAGAATTAAAAGGGCCATAGATGCCACGAAGAAGACTCTGGCTTCTGCAATCTCCTCGCGCTTGTTCTCGCGGGCTTTGATATCTTTTAAACAACATTCATTAATTTTCATATTATTCTCCTTATATATTTGTTTTGATTACATCTATAGCATCTGGAAGATTAGCATTGTAAAGAGCTTCGCTTAAAACTCCTACGCCAACAGATAGTACATGAGACCTAACAAAATACTGGATAGTCTCTTCACCGTCAGACAGACCACCTTCCTGCATTAATTGCTTAATTACTTTTGGATCAACCTCAAGTGTGCATTCAACTTTGATTTTCATATTATTCTCCTTAGTTGCCCCCCGTAGGGGGCGGTTTAATTATTAAGCTATTAAATCTTCATCCCAAGTAACAGGATAGTAATTGACACCATTAATGTTGCTGGGAAAGCATTTATCGACATCTAAAACACCCTTGGCAACTAATGAAGATAAAGCACCTCTGAGAGCTGTAGGGTTATCGCTAATTAGATCATTGCTATAAACGCACTCTGTTTCTTGCAATATATCTTTTAAAGTGTCAATAATTTGCTGTTCAAGATTTGTAAATTTCATTTTCTTAATACCTTTGTTTTTTGATTGAGATTAAATATTAAGGGATTATAAGCATAATTGTAAATACTTAATTATTATAAAAGAATGATTGTTAGAACTTT